TTTACCGTGTTATTAAATTTTTGTTATTAAATCTATTTATGTAGTTCTTCTGATAGACCTTCCTCCTATGCCTGTTGTTTCTCTCAAAGGTGCTTGTGTACCTAATGTAGCACTAGTATCATTGGAACCTACTTCCTCTACTTTTATATCATATGTTCTAAATGTAAATTGAACTGGCAGCACACCAAAGCTATCTGTTTCAGACCATGCTGCAGTGACATCACCAACTTGCATTGGGAATGCTTCATAAAGATGATACGTAATAATATTTTCTTGTTTTTGATCTAAACAAAATATATCTATTTCACATAAATAATCCTCACGATAACCAACTTCATACAATTGTTTGCCATTGATTGCACCATGTTCTTTTTGTTTATAAGAATAATTAACTATTTCATTTGTCCAATTTCTAAATATTGTTTGTATAGTACCTCTCTGATCTAACATAAATGTTAAAGGTATATCTGTAGCCTGTACACCAAAAGGACGTCTATCAAATGTACCCATATTTTGTCTTCTATGGTCACTTGTAATTATTTGTATACCAGGTAGTGCAGCTGAGTTACAAAGAAAGGACATATTTTCCACATTGTCATGTATAAATTTTGTTACTTTGCCACTTGGACCTATTCTTACTACAAATCTGTTTGGCTGCCATAAGCCTCCAATTTTAACATCATTAATTTTAGCTATAAAGTTATTTAAACTAAATTTTGCCTTACCACCGTCTCTATCACCTTGGAAGCCTTTTGCTGCAAACTCAGGTTCAGGATGACGTCCTCTTCCTCTGTTCCTAAGAAGATCAAGGATACCAACAGCAGTACCTAGATTAGATTGATTAAATATATTTGCCATTAAACTTTAAGACCTCTTCCTTTTATTCTTGTATCTCTCCATATTTGTTGTGCACTAGCACCCCTAAATGTTCTAGTCATAGGCATAAACAATGCCATGTTCCATTCTTTAGGGTATATGGTTACAATACGAGATTGTATGTTAGTATTTAGGTATCTTTTCAAGCATCCCTTGTACCATTTTAGTCTTCTATATCTTTTTAATATTCTATATGGTTGAGGCATCATTTGTAATTTATCTCTATCTTGTAGCTCTTGTCCTTCTTGTAGTGGTAAAAATTGATATAAAGCATCCATGACATTAGCTCTAAGCATAGGAGGTAAATAATGCATGTTCAACATAAGAAAGCCATCAGAGGTTACATCTATAATAAATCCCAAAGGATATTTATCATAGTAAGGTAGAGTAGCTTTACCTTTAGGATCATATTGAAACATAACCATTCTACCCCATTCATACCTACCTTGTCTCATTCTTTTTTTAAATCTTTGAGGTGTATGTTGTTCTGAATCTGTTCCTCTTACTATTTGTAAAGGTCGTGTAGGTGTAATTGATTGTTGTTCTTGAAACCAATCAACAGCAGCATCAACATTTTTACCTGATGGTCCTCCTTGTTCTAATAATTTTTTAAATATAAATGCAGCCATTACACACCTAAGTTATCTTCAGTTATAAGTTTAAAGTCCCAATTTCTATCCTTACAAAAATTATCAGCAGCTTTCCATTTAGCTTCATTGATACCATACGTCTTTACTTGATTGATAAAACGCCTTGGATGTTTTTTACGTAACTCCATAAGTGGAGGCTTACATTGAGCTTTTGGTTTAACTTCTAATACAGCTATATTTATCTTTCCATCTCTGTTCTTCTTCTTTACCCAGAAGTCTGGAAAGTATCTATGGACCTTACCATCAATAGGACTTCTGTAGGCAATACAAAATTCTTCGCTTGACCACAGGATCACGTCTGAATGTTTGTCTAAATAGGACATAAGCTTACGCTCCCACAAACTCCTATAAATAATGTTAGTGGGATTACCCTTATACTTAGAAGGGTTGTTGGGGGTAAATTTACCTTTATAGCTCATAACTATATTTAGGAGAAACTAATGACGACTGATATACCAATGGGTGCAGCACAAAAAAGAATTAAATCTTTACTTGCACCACCAGATGCTATGATGGATAAAAAAAGAAGAGATACTACAGGTCAAAGTCAAAGTGGAGAAGCTAATATATTAGTATTCCCAATGGATTTATCAACACACTATATGGCATTCCAATTTTATAGATATGTATTTGAGGATAATTCTTTCCAACAAAGAAAACTACATAAGACTATATTATTACCAGTTCCTTTACAATTAGTTGAAACAATAAACATACAATATAACGAATCATCACTTGGAGCAATACGTGGTGAACTGTCTGATATGGCAGGACGAGGAGATTTAGAGGGGGCAGCATCAAAAGGAGCTGCCATACTAAAAGCAGGTGTATCAGCTGGTGCCGCCTTAGTGGATGGTGTAGGTGGTGGAATATCAGGTATTAAAGATGCAATAAGAGAACAAGGTGGTAATTTAGGTATAGGATCCTTATTAATTCCAGGTGCAATGGGAAGAGGGGGATCAGGAGCAGTTGCTGCAGGGTTAAATAGATATTTTGGTTCGGCCCCTAATCCTCACATTACAACATTATTTCAAGGTGTAGGATTAAGACAACATAATTTTAATTGGAAGCTGGCTCCAGCAAGCAAACAAGAATCAGATGCATTATCAAAAATAATAGATTCATTAAGAGCAGCAATCCTACCAGGAAGAGGTTTAGGTAATTTCACATTAAACTTTCCAGATGAATGTGAAATATATATTATGGGTACTAATACTAAATATATGTATCATTTTAAAACTGCTGTAGTAAAAAATATGGTAACAAATTTTGCACCAGATGGTGTACTATCTTTCTTTGGTGGGACAGGTGCACCAACAGCTGTTACTCTTGATCTGCAATTAGGTGAGACAGTTCTTCATACTCGTGAAGATTATGATCCAGTAGCTAACTTTATAGGAGCACAAGAAGATGATACCCAACAAATTTATAAAGACCTAGAAAATTTACAAGCTGCACTTACACCAAAAGCTCCGATCACCAAGAACACTCTTTTTCAAGGGATTCAAAGTAAATGAGTTATTTTAATCAATTACCAAAAATAAAATTCCTTAACCAAGACATAGTTAATCTTGCTACCAGTGTTAAGTTACATAAATTAATTAAAGCTGATGCCTTTGCATTATTAAACTATGTTATAAAAGATGGTGAATCACCAGACACTGTAGCATTTAATTACTATAGTGATCCATCTTATGCATGGTTAGTTCTTTTATCAAATAATATAATTGATCCATATTTTGAATGGCCACTTTCTGTATATGACTTTACTCAATTTATCAAAAAGAAATATGGAAGTATACCAGCTGCCCAAGCTATAACTATACATTGTGAGCACAATACAAAAGATATAACTGTTTCAGCTGACTCATTGACTGTTTCTAATGGTGTGTCATCTGGTGACTATACAGCAGTAGATGCATATACATATTGGGACAAAGTAAATGAGAATAGAAAATTTATTAAATTAGTAAACGTATCTTATCTAGCAGCGGTGACTGAGCAATTTAACAATTTGGTATAAAATATAATGTCCTTAGTAAAAGAACTCGACGAAAATAAAATGCTTTTCAACTCAGGTAGTGCTGAGTTATCTATGTTTATGGGCAAACTTATTGATGATGATAAAGAGGGTGTCCAATTTAGAAGTTTAGTAGATTTAAATGATATGTATACTAACATTAATATAACCCAGTCTGTATTTAATCCTTACATGACATTGAGTATACACATAACAGAATCTAAATTAATTTTTGAAGAGTTTGGCACCAAGGGGTTACAGGGTGAAGAGTTTATATTAATAAAATTCCAAACACCTACTAAAAAAATTATAGAAAATTTGTTTTATGTCTCTGGTTATAGTCCTGTTAAAAAAGACGCTAGAGGTCTTTCTACTAGTATGGTATTAAATTGTGTATCAAAAGAAAAATTAATTAACGATCAAATGGTTGTAAACCAATCGTTTAGTGGTTCAACATCTGATATTGCTAAAAATATTTTTAATAATTTTATAGCTGGCAGTGAGAAATATAAACAATTAAAGACAGCTAATAAAGATGGTCAACCAATATGGAAAGAAAAACCTATTGTTATAGATGAGTCAGTAGGAATACAAAATTTTATAATACCAGGCCTGACACCATTTAAAGCATTACATTTTTTAGCAGTTAGATCGTTTGGTGGATCAGAATTTCCAGGTTCATTCTATACTTTCTATGAAGGTGAAGATGCATTCCATTTTAAAAATATAGAAAAATGGTCTGATAATATTAAAACAGAACCATATACATATGATGATGATGTTGCAACACTTCCCCAAAACGATAAAATATTCTATAGAAATATAAAATCTATGACTCCAATGGCAATAAACAATACTATGCAGGGTATACAAAATGGAGAGTTTGCGCAAAAGGTAACAGCTATAGATTTTAACAAAAAAAGTTATTCAATAACAAATTTTGATATGATGAAAGAAAGAGATAATTTTAATACATTAGGTGAACATTTTAATATGTCATCAGCATTCTTTGATATGTTTGGTTCAAATCCTATTGAAACATCTATTGCAGTAGATACAACAAAAGGTGTATATAATGAAAACCTACCTGGTATACAAAGTAAAAGAAAATCTTATATGCAAATGTTAGGTCATTATAGTATGCAAGTAACAATATATGGTGATAGTAGTTTGGTAGCTGGTACTATAATACAACTAAATTTAAAAGAGGCAGGAGCTCCTGAAAGAAAAAACCAAGGTAGTATGTATAGTGGTAATTGGTATGTTACTAAAGTTGAACACATATATGACAAAATGTTATTTAATACAAAACTAACAGTTGTAAAAGACGGATTAGATTTTAAACACAGTGAGAGGGTATAATGTCAACCGTATATTCAGCAGAGTATTTTAAAAACTTCCAATATTTTTTTGGAGTAGTAGAAGATAGACAAGATCCTTTAAAGATGGGAAGAGTACGTATAAGAGCATTTGGCATTCACACAGAAGATAGAGCTAAGATACCAACAGTAGACCTTCCTTGGGCAACACCTATCATGCCATATACAAGTGCATCCATTAGTGGTATAGGTGAAAGTCCTACTGGCCCTGTTGAAGGAACATGGGTATTTGGTTTCTTTGTTGATGGTAAACAAATGCAGCAACCTATGATTATGGGTACATTAGCTGGAGCTCCAGAGGCTTATAATGAACTAGGGTTTAATGATCCTAATAAAGTTTATCCTAAAATAGAAATACCAGGTGAGTCTGATGTTAATAGATTAGCTAGAGGTGATGCAATAAGAGCTAGTACTATCGAAGCACCAAGTGTAAGAGCTGGTGAAAATATATTAGCTCATAAGAAAAAGCATAGAGTATTAAAGATACCAAAAGCTGGACCTCCTGGTGTAGAAAGTGACCCAGGTAAAAAAGATGGTGAGGCATCAACGGTTAAAGATGGACCACCACCAGGGTATAACTCCGAAACATATTATAGTAGAAGAACATGGAACGAGCCTAATCCAAGATACGGTGGTAAAGATGAAGGTGAAAAATCATCAGTGACTTATGGAGGGACTCCTGAATTTGGAGAAGAGTCTATCTATCCTTTGAACCACGTTAAAGTAACTGAGTCAGGACATGTATTTGAAGTAGATGATTCACCTAAGGCTGAAAGAATAGCACAGTATCATACAGCTGGTACATTCTATGAGATACAACCAAACGGAACAAGAGTAACAAAAAT